GGGTACTCTGGCAAAGACCCCGCCTCGCTTAATTGACAAAATGTTTCTAACGTTTTCGAGGACAATCCATTTGGGTTTATTTTCTTGCTTTTCTTTAAGCAATCTAATGATTTCAAAAAATAAGTTGCTTTTGTTTCCATCAAATCCTTTCTGATTTCCTGCTATTGAAATTTCTTGACATGGGAATCCCCCTACCCAAATATCACAATCAGGAATATCTTTACCTTTTACTGTTGCAATATTATTCGCAAACCATTCACCATTACGATATTCTTCTTTTAATATTTCTTTCTGTCGTTGACGTATTGGTAGAGTCGATAAAAATTGACGCTGTTTTTCTGTTATACAATGCATAGAAGTATAAGAAGCAATTGCGTATTTATCACATTCGCAAAAACCTAAACACTTATGTCCCGCCTGTTCCATTCCCAAACGAATACCGCCGATTCCTGCAAATAAATCTATAAAAGTAAGTTGTTTATTTGTCATTTAATTATTACCTGCTAAAAAGGTCTCTCAAATGAACAGTTATTATTCATTTGAGAGACTGTATTTTAATTATCTATTGTTACTTTTTTAAATTCCTAACTCATCCGCACGTTCACGAAGATCATCAAGAATAATTACCATAGCCTGAATCTGAGACTTGGAGCATTCTGAAACCTTACCACCACGACCAAGTGTCTGTTCAACAATTTCTGTAAGTTCTTCCATCTTACCTGCTGACGCAAATCTCTGGCCAACTTCTTGAAGAGCATCCATGGTTTCATCATAATCATAAGTTTCAGTAGTATTCTGTTCTTTTTGTTCCTGATATGTTACAGCTTTGACACCAGTCTTCTTCTCCATACCTTCAATTCCAATATTTACTGCTTCTTCAAATGCTTCAGCAGACCATACAGGAAGATATGTAGGAGTTGTATCAAATCTTGAACGAGCAAAATACCTGTCAGTTTCAGCGAGATATGCAGAAGAAGGAATTACTTTACCATCTTCGTCTACACCATTATTTTCCACATAAATAACATAATCAACGAAATCGCGGACAGGATCAACAGATCGCTTATCACCCTTAGGATACATCTTTCCGTCTTTTTCCTGCGCATGTCCAATAAAAATAACTGTATAATCACAAGAAAGAAGTGTGTTTACAGTTTTAAAAAACTCTTTTTCATATGCCTGATAAAGATTGATTTTTCCACCGTCAATAGTATCTCCAAGTGTAAGAGCACCCTTACCAATAACCGTTTGAATATATTCCTGACAAAGCAGAGCCGCCGCATAAAGTTCGTCAATAATAATTGTATCATAAAGTTCACGAGCCTTATCTTTTGTGGTTTTTGATGTAAGCTGTTTCACAATCTTCTTTAAATCAGCCCATGCATTAACACGAATATAACTAACACCACTTGTTGCGTTAAGACCACTTTCAGTTGCAATTACAAAAGGCTTCGGCATACGAACTGCCTGAGCAGTTTTTCCTGTTGAGTTCGATCCGAAAATAAGAGCAGATTTTCCTGCAAGTCCTTTTGCAATTACTGTTTTTTGTGGATTAAAAATATCTACTGTTACAGCCATAAATTATTTCTCCTTATTTATTATTATTTGTCCCCAATAACATACATTATTAGGGACAAATGTGTATTATGTAATTACATATCTATTGCCAATGTGCGTCCATGTGCTTTTCCACTAGGCATGGCTTTTCTACCAACACCACTATTTGCACCGCCATTTTTGGCTTTGTTCTTCATTTCTTCAATCTCAATATTTCTTTGAGTAATCGCCGCATTAATTGTATCTCTATCATAAGGGACATGATCTTTATCTGTCTCTTCGTCACCCTCATAAGGACTAGAACCACCAGTAACAATCAGTTCATTAACAAAACTTCTGCGTACTTCCCTTTTAGGCTTACCAAAAGCAACAGGTTTCTCAATAATCTCTTCAATACTGTTATTAACAATATCGCCATAAAATTCAACTGTCTGACCGGATTCGTATGTATTATCACAAGCATCAGCCAGTTCTTCGGGTACAATCAGATCAACAGGCTCAATTCCATTGTATGTTGGCACCCAACCTGAAATTTTCAGTCTTCCTGTCTCACTCATTTCACCATCTGCGTCCTTGCCCATTTCAGGAACAATGCTCTGAATGAACATTTCCACTTCAAATGAAGCATCAGGTACAAGATTATCTGTATTACGAATCCTGTTAAAGAAGCTACCACGATAACCGATAACTTCATTACCGTTCTGTCCTCTATAGGGATTCAACTGACCATTGACACGAATATAATCTGCATCATCATCCCCAACATCAGCCACAGATTTAAATTCGTTCATCACAGTAACCAGTCCGGCGTATGCCTTGTTATCTGTTTTATCGTTCTTTTTCTCTTTGGAATATACGGTAAATGTCACAAAATTTTTGTCACTGGTTTTAACAGTAACAGTGCCCTCAATATGCTTTTCACCATTTTTGGGGTCTGTCTTAATCTCAAGCTTCTTATCTGTCAAAAGTCCTACTGCTGTTGCCTTGGTGTTTGCCTGTCTAAGATGTGTATCTCTTGTTTCTGCCATAAATTTTTCTCCTTTGTTTAATTAGTTGTTGTTTTCTGTTTTCTTTTTTTCAGCAAGCAGGATTGCATCTGCCATCATCTGAATCTTTTTCTGTCTGCGTTGTTCTGCACGCTTTTCTTTCTTACGTTTAATTTTATCTGCAATTCGTTTCTCTTCTTCTTCAGCCTCTTTACAAGCCTTTTTCAACTGCTCATTCCGCTTCATTACTTTAAGAGCATTTCTAATTGTTTTATTAAACATTGAATTACCAGTCTGTTCATCATTACTCATAAGACGTTTGGTAATACAAATTCCAATGCCAACTTCCAGATTGAATGTATCGTCTTTATCGCAAACTGCCTTGGTCTGAGTGCCATCAATAAAAGTAACAATAATTACTTTATCATTAATGACCTTTACATCAATAATTTCTGGCACTCTATTGATTGTATGAAAGACTGGCTGACAAATAAGTGATCCAATACAATTAGACCAATCAGCAATTACTTTTCCTGTACTCGCATCCATAATATGCATTTCTGAAATTTTCATAGGTGTTCCTTCACATGGCATAATAATCATCTCCTTAAAATAATCTTTTATCATTGTTAATATCTTCTATCCAATAGGTTTCATATTTAATTATATTAATTTGTTTGCATTTTGGGCACATGCATAATTTTACGCTACATGAACCGCTATCGTCCCACCATGTTTTTACCCCCTTACCTTGTAATGAATAGGAATGATTACAGTGTGTGCACCGAATCAATTCCATATGATCTACTTCCTTTCTATAGAGTACATTAATAGAAGAACTGGTCATCTCTCAATGTCTGTCTATATTCTATACATTTAATTATCATTTGTCAAGAGGAAATTTCATCTTCATTATCAAAAGAAATTCTATAAGTAATCTCAGCGCCACAATTTGTACAATGGCACACTTAATAAATTCCTTCACCCTCTTCTCCATAGTCTTCAAAACTAAAATCTGCATCCCAGATCACTGCTCTGGCTAAACAATGAAAACATTCATACACTATTCCTCACCTTCTTTGCTTATAAATTCTAACATTTCATCTGGTTTTGCTATCTACCTTTCCATTTATGATATGACTCTAAAAAATTAGTTCCACAATAAACCCTTTCACCATTCTTCCACACATGATATATGGGTTTGGTATAAAACTGATTATTTCTATTCCAATATTCATTCTGTGTTTTATATAAGGCTGTGTCACCAGAACCCTCTAAACAATATAAAATAGTTTTATTATCCTCACAACCCTTAACCCATAATTCAAAATTTGTCATTAGACCCATCCTGTTTTAAGAATATCCGTAGTAACACCAGTACAATAAAAAATATTAGGTACCTCTTTAAAAATATCTTTTGCCAAATATTGATAAAGAATAGAACAAATCCCATTATAATCACCTAAATCAAGGAATAAATTAAGTTTTACCATAATTTTAATCTCCTATTTTTAATTTTATTTTTGTTTTTTTACAGTTATAAATAGGCTTAGATTTTTGCCCATTCCTCATCTGAATAATTTATTATGTCTCCACGTCTATGTGGTATATTATTACGCTTACACCATTTACGAACAGCATTATCTGAAACACCATAATCTTTTGCAATTTGTGTAAACGGTTTATTTCGTACTAAATTTTTTAATTCTTCTCGTGTGATATTTTTATTTTTAGCTTTGTATTTAGACGGATCAGTGACTTGTCTAGGTACTATACGTGGAATTATACCCTCTTTTCGTTTTATGTTATAACATGGAATACACATTTTTGCTTTTTTGGTCTTATAATTAATATGACATATAGGACATATCTCTTTTCTGGGTATATATTTTTTCTGTTCTGGTGAAGGTCTAATTAATTCTTTCCCAAAATATTGGAATACTTTATTAGAAAATAGTAAGTGGTCAGAAAATGTTATCCCAACAATATTGTTAGTTATTGGTATATTGTAACGTACGACAATGATTGCCCTATAATTATACTCTTCAAAACTAATTAATCCCTTCCACTCATTTTCTACACAATATAAGAAAAAATAATCAACTTCATCTTTTTCATACGGTCTTCTAGTTTTTTTAAAAGGATTAGTAATATTAGTTTGAAATTCCATATATTCATTGTTTTTAACACATAAAGTAGTTTTAACTTGTATTTTATAAAATTGATTATTTATATATATAATTAAATCATACGGCATATTATCATCAAACGGTAATGCTACTGGTATTCCGTATTTTTGAAATTCATATATAGCAGCAGAAACGCCTATATCTCCAATTTGTTTTGTAAATGAACTCAATCATAAATC